TTTGCTGGTGGTTATAAAGAACTGAATGATCAAGACTTCTTTGGTATTGCTGACGAAGATCTCAGCAAACTGAGTCTGATCGATCGTATCAACCTGCACTTCAAGGTTGGTGCTAGCGCCATGATCCCCTTCTCTATTGAGGAGCAGGTGTTCGTCGCTCGCACTGATGTCGCTGAGACTTTTGAGGAAGTCTGTCAGATTGCTGTCGATGTGTATGAGTTTTCTAAGCAAGAGAACGTTGTTGAACAAACTCCTGAGTTCCAACCACCAGGGTCTGCTGAGTCTGAAACCGAAAGTATCGATGACGAACAACCTGAGCAGCAAAACCCCAGGGCAGGTATCAACAATGCTGGTCCTATTGAGGGGGCAGATACTGTTGAGGGTGATGAGGAAGATGAGGAAGAAGCAGAGACTGAAGATGGTGGTCAGCAGACTTCTCAAACTCAACGTTCCTTTGATGAGTCTGCTCAAGATCTGACCAACCGCTGGCAATCAAGCAATTTCAACTACGTTGAGATTCCAGATGCCGTAGATACTTCTGACTATATTGCTGACTGGAAAGAAGTCCATGACTGGATTGATGAGTTCCGCCAACGGTTTGATCAGGACGACAAATACTCTGATGTAGATAAATCCTATAGGGAGTTTCGTAAGCAATCCCAGAAGGAGGTAAATTATCTTGTTAAAGAGTTTGAGTGTCGTAAGTCTGCTGACGCTTACGCTCGTGCAGGTCAATCTAAGACTGGTGTGCTTGATACTGCTAAGCTACACACTTACAAGTACAACGAAGATCTCTTCAAGAAAATAACTGTTCTTCCTGACGGTAAGAACCATGGCATGATCTTTGTGCTTGACTGGTCTGGTTCTATGGGCAACGAACTGTTTGGAACAGTCAAGCAACTGCTGAACCTGACTTCATTCTGCAAGAAAGTCCATATTCCTTTTGAGGTTTATGCATTTACTAATGAGTGGTGTCTTGTAGATCGTATCAAGAACGATACTTATCATCATGATTACTACGATCAGGATGACTTTGAGTGTGAGGAAGGTAAGATCTTTTTGAACAAAGGTCGTTTCCACCTGATGAACTTCCTGTCTTCCAATTCTAACTCCAAAGACTATGAGCGTATGTGTCTCAACCTTTATCGTGAGGCATATGCATACAAGTATCATGTGTATTACCACACCACCCCAGGTGTAGGTTTGTCTGGCACTCCTTTGAATGAAGCGATTGTCATGCTCAACTATCTTATCCCTGAGTTCAAGCAGCAGAATGATTTGCAGAAAGTCAATGTCTGCATCTTGACTGACGGTGAGTCTTGCCAAGCAACCTATGGTCGCAAGTTGTACAACGATCACAAGGATGAGTATTATGTCCGCCCACGTCGCATTGATTACAACACTGTTCTTCGTGATCGTCAGACTGGTCGCACCTATGCTTCCACCAATGGATGGGCGGAGATGACTAACACATTCATCACTCAAGTTAATGACAGGAATCCTGGTGTTAATATCATCGGTTTCCGTATCATGAGTGGCAGTGGTCTCTCTAGTTTTGTCTCTGAATATGCTGACATCACACAGTATGACAAGGTTCAGAAGCAATGGAAGAAGGAACGCTCTGCTATTATCCCTATGCCTAAGAGCTACAGTGCTCTGTATGTCATCCACAACAACTCTCTGACTGAAGATGCTGAGTTTGAGGTTGAGAGTGGTGCTAGCAAGGGCGAGATTACCAAAGCATTCAGGAAGATGCTGGGTAAGAAATCAACCAACAAAAAACTCCTCAGTTCCTTCATCGAATACATAGCTTGACATTTCCCAATTCCTTTCTTATAATTTGAGGAAGGAATTTTTCGCTACTTTTTAAAAAACTATGGCAAAGTGTAAGACAACTCAAACCTCTCAGCTAAAACCCATCGAGTTCATGATGAAAACTCGATATGGTGCCACAGATATTCAAATTCAGAATCTAAACGACAAGTTTTTTAATGAAATTGATAAGATGCCAAGCAAACGCGGGGCAACAAAGAAAATGGTGAATTGGTTGAATGAGAAATTCCCAGGATTTACAGAACAATTCCCAATCAAGGGTTGGGAGCAGCGTGAAAAGATGCCAGACGGCACTTACAAGTTTGTAGTTGTTGATAAAGATTTTGAATCTGCTATGGCAACTTACTCAAAATCAATTACTGAAGCTGTAAGTAAGTATGGTCCTAACACTACAGGTAAATCATTCAACACTTCAATGTCTCAGCAGTTGGGAATCCCTGACTTCATTGAGTCTGCTCCTGAACCCATGACTGATGAGATGGCACTGGTATCCAAGTTGAAGGAATGTGGAGTCAAGTCATACAAGCGACAAGCAGATGGATCACTAGAGGTCCAATTCTGAAACTGTCCAGACCGCCCTCTCGGGGGCGGTTTTTTTGTATATAATATGTGCATACAACACAAGGGATCCAATGCCTGCCAAGTCTGACCTGACCACTACCCAACTTGCTTCTTATCTGTCTGAGAATTTCGGCAACGACATCAATGCTGAGCATGTTCGCTCTGCCTGTGATCACTACGGTGTGACTTATGCTACTGCTACCAAGCGTCTGCGTGAGTTTTATGTCAAGCGTGGCACTTGGAACCTGACTGTGCAGGAGCGTCTTGAGAAAACATATGAGGCACCTGCTGCTGCTCCTGCTGTTATGGAAGCAGTTGAGCAGAACCTTGTGCCTAGCAAGGATGCCAACTATGTTCCCTTTGGCAACTTCACTGACATCAAGAAGATCATCAACTCTGGTATCTTCTACCCGACTTTCATCACTGGTCTGTCAGGAAACGGTAAGACTTTCTCTGTCGAGCAAGCATGTGCTGCTCTAAATAGAGAGTTGATTCGCGTTAACATCACCATTGAAACCGACGAGGATGATCTTATTGGTGGTTTCCGTCTTGTTAATGGCGAAACTGTTTGGCATAATGGTCCTGTCATTGAAGCTCTGGAGAGGGGAGCTGTGCTGCTTCTAGACGAGGTTGATCTGGCATCTAACAAGATTCTGTGTCTGCAATCTGTGCTGGAAGGCAAGGGTGTCTTCCTGAAAAAGACTGGTCGTTATGTCCAACCTGCTCCTGGTTTCAACGTCATCGCTACTGCCAACACCAAGGGCAAAGGATCTGATGATGGTCGCTTCATCGGCACCAACGTTCTGAACGAAGCATTCCTTGAGCGTTTTGCACTGACCTTTGAGCAGGAGTATCCTACCCCTGCTGTTGAGACCAAGATTCTGCTGCGTGTTGCTGCTTCTCTTGGCAAGCATGATGAAGAGTTCTGCACCAACCTTGCAAACTGGGGAGATATTATTCGTCGCACCTTCCGTGAAGGTGGTGTTGATGAGGTTATCTCCACCCGTCGCCTGGTGCATATCATGCGAGCATATGCTATCTGGGGTGATCGTATGAAAGCGATCAAGGTTTGTGTGAATCGTTTCGATGACGAGACCAAGCAGTCCTTCATCGAATTGTATGATAAAATTGACGCTGATGTTTCTACGGAGGAAGAAGATGCCGCAACCCAGGACTGATAAGTTCCACGGTTATGTAAATCATCTTGCCACTCTTGACAGTGGCAAGACCGTTAAGATCTTAGGTGGCGAAGGTCTTAAGTTGTTTGTCAAAGATCTTGACGGCAACGTTCAAGAATGCTACCATACTAATCTACGCCTTATTTGGGATCGCTGAATGGCATTTAAATACAATGAAGACGCTCTACTACAAGAGCTACGTGACTATATTTCTGGAACCTATAATCAACATTACTCTGCTGGCAATGACAGTATTCAAACGTTAGACTTGATTGAAGCATGTGGTGATGCGGAAGCATTTTGCAGAAGCAACATCCTGAAGTATGCTTCACGATACGATAAGAAGGGCACTGCTCGTCGGGACATTATCAAGATCCTGCACTACGGTTTGCTCCTCCTGCATTTTTCTGACAAGACCTCTGTTACTGAACCCTACAATCAATGAGTAAAGTTACCCTATCCAAGAAAACCCTTGATGTCCTCAAAAACTTTTCCAACATCAATTCCTCTATTGTCTTCCGCAAAGGATCCACGGTTAGAACTATTTCTAACGCAGAGAACATACTCGCAAAGTTTACTGGCGAAGAAGTGTTTCCTACTGACTTCGCAATTTATGATCTCAGTCAGTTTCTTAGCGGGATCTCTTTGTTTAATGATCCTCAGCTCGAGTTCACATCTAGCGATTTTGTTAGCATCCGTGGGGGGCGTCAGTCTGCTAAGTATTATTTTTCGGATCCTGAAATTACGCTCAAGAGTGCTCCAGAAAAGAATGTAAACTTTCCTGGTGCAGATCTCCAGTTCAATCTGACTGGTGATGATCTGATTGCTTTGCAAAAAGCATCTGCTGTGTACGGTCTTCCTGACCTTACTTTTCAGTCTGAAGAAGGACTAGATACTATCAAAATTATTCTTCGGGACAAAGAGAATGATACCAGCAATACTTACGATCTCACCGTGGGTGGTTGTTCTACTGGCACCTATTCTTTGGATGTCAAGATTGATAACATCCGTGTACTCGCTGGCGACTACACAGTCAAGGTCTCTAAGCACCTCATCTCGGAATGGTCAAATGCCAATCTGGATCTCACGTATTATGTCGCATTGGAACCTTGAGACATATTCTCTTTACCTTAAAGGGGTGTACAAAGGATCTCCTTAATGATGAGGAGTTTGTTAGAGATATTGTTTATACAGCATCTAAAAAGTGCAAGTCTACGTTGCTTGCACTTCATTCACACAAGTTCGATCCTCAGGGTGTAACTTGTGTTGCCATGCTTGCTGAGTCCCATATCAGCATTCATACTTGGCCTGAGAAAGGCATGGCGG